TCACTTCCAAGATAATTCCTAACGTGAATCTGTTGAGCTATTTTAATAAACTGAATAAATTTATCTACATCGACATTACCATCTATTATGGTATTTCTTTTAATGTCTATTGGTTTTATGAATAATGCTGTTGCCATATCTTATTTATTATAACTTGGGTGATGTCCTTCATTTGGCATATCTTTTGGAGCTATCTTTGCCTTTTTATGTCCTGCAGGAGTTGGTTGATATGATTTAGGAATATTATCTACCTCATCATAGTTTTGTATTGATTTTTTCATTGTCTTAGATTTTAACCTATACAACACTTCACTCCAATAGTGACCACAATTAACCCCTCCTTTATATTTGAATAAATCATAAGATTTTCCTTTATGTCCAAATGACTTATTTACTCCTGCTCTACTAGCCTTATCAATATCTTCTATTCTATAAACTACTTTACGTCTACTTCTATTCATCATAATTCTACAGAATTGTCTTGATTTACCAGAAGAATATTTCTCATTGTATTTATATCTCACTTTATATAAAGACTTGTCTAAGTAGCTAAAGCCTGATTTCTTAGAATCGATACTTTTCTTTTCTAAATTTTCTTTCTTAGATTGTATTAATCTACTTGCCCATTCTTCTTCACTTTCATTGTCGTCTTTATATTCTCTTGCATCTACTTCTTCCCATCTATTAGACATTGTCTCACCTCTAAGTTCATCAAGAATAATATCAAACTCCTCATCAGTTAGGTCTTCTTTAGATAATTTAACTCCAGTTTCTTCTTCTTTAGTTTCCTCATCCTCTACATTATCTAATTCAGTAAATTCTAAAGGTTGTAAAGTCTTAAAGTATAATTTAAGTGAGATACCATTATAAGCTAAGATTTGGTCAAAGGCATCTATTAAAAGATGTTGAAAAGGTCTGATAACAGTATTGTCCATAAGCGTAGAAGCTGTTTTAAGCTCATCTGCATTGTTTCCTAACCCTGAGTTATCTTTTATACCTAAAAGCATCGGAGAAACGACCCTATGAGCTACCATTATCTTTTTAGTAGATTCTTCAGACAAGAATTGATACTGATTATGTGCATCACTAAGTTGAACAGGTTCTATACTTGCAGCACTCTCTGCATTATCATTAAAAGCTAATATGAACTTACCTGCATTACTTGACCCACTAAATTTGTTGTATATTCTTTGTTCTATAAGTCTTCTTTCCTCTGCATTAGGAGTACCATTGTTAAAGTTAATTAACATTGATGGACTCATACCATTAAGTATATTGTTTAAGTGAAAGTTAGATACTTCTTCTTCAAGCTCTGCATATTGTAAACCACCTTGATAATCTACAGGACTATAATAATAATATCCTGATCTGTATGGTTTTACATAAAGTATTTCTATAGCTTCTTTGCTTGTACCAAATGCAGGTATTCTTAAAGGCTTGTCAGAAGGTCTAATCTTTTCCCAGTCTTTCCAATAGTAATATGCTTCAATATCTCCTTTCTCATTACACTTCTCTGCTCTAAGTGTTTCTACAGGCATATGCTCTATCTGAGCAATCTTAGTTCTGTCTTTAGAATAAATTACCTGTATTGCACATTGTCCCATTAATTTTAAGTCGTATGCTAATCTTCTTACACTATCATTATCAAATAATGAAATCATTTGTGCATATTGATCTGGTTTTTTATTGGAATTAGTAGCATCTAATCCTTTACCATATATCATAGAAGATACAGCATTTATTATGGCATTGTTAGTTGGACTTCCATTATATCTGTCTATTAGATACTGAAAGTAGTTGTTGTCCTCTCCATAAGAAATCCAATCTCTATTACTAACTTCTTTTATTTTAGGACTTGTGTAAGTGCTTAAATTTACTATTCTTAAATCGTTCATATTATTATGTAATCGTTATCGTGAGAACCTGCTGTAGTATCAAATGTATATTGACCATCATTAATTGAATAATAGTCATTACTTGATTGATCTATAGTTTGGTCAGTACAAAATACTTTGTCTTTGTATATTATATTAGAAGATGTATCTAATAACTCTATGTCATAAGTTCTACCCTCTTTTAATATTGAATTTCCTGAAGATGTATATTCATTAGAAATACTTAGATAATTACCATCAACAGATGGAGTTACTGTAAAGCTAAATTCTTCATTTAATGAATCGTCTCTTACTTTTAAAGTAGTAGAAGAAGTAACATAACTTCTTGGTATAATCTTTATAGTTTGAGATGATGCACTTGTAGTAAGTTTCTTCATACTTATATATCGAAAAAAAAACTATATTTTGTGTTAAATGCAAAAAAAAAGAGGACATATAGTCCCCTTAATTTTCTAACTTAATAATTTATTATCCATTATTAGGAGTAGCAGGTGAAATCTTAGCTGCATTTACATTATCAGTTACATCAGTTGAATCTGCAAGGAATGCAGGAGCTGATACTTCTTGAGCTGTTAATGTTAAAGAGAATGACGAAGCATCTCCCATAGCTGCACCTGTTGTGAATGAGCCACCAGATACTTCACATCCGTGTTCTCTACCCATTAAAAAGAAATTACCATTATAGTCTTCTATTACGATTTGTGGACGTCCTAAAGCTATAATCTTTAATTCTTCTTGTGTTTTACTATCTAATAATTGTAACGAAATATTTAAAGTTGATTCAAAGAAAGTAGTACCATTTTCTCTTGAGCTGTTTACTGCTGTCTCCATAGATGAACTACCTTTAAGGTCGTATTGAAAAAAGTCAGGAGTTCCTCCTATATCTACTTTTTCTGCATCTGTGGCATTATCAGTAACAGTAAGACCATAATCTGCAAAGTAAACTGTTTTAAGTCCACCTACTGAAGATTTACAAGGTATGTTTCTTCCTGTTGTTAATGTACAAGCCATATTATTATAATTTTTATAAGAAAGGGTAAGCAGGTTTAACCCACCTACCCTTCTATGTTAAACAATTTATTATGCTAATGTCAATAAAGATAGGTCACTTCCTATTCCATATTGTACACCTGCTGAGAACCTCATAACTACTCTTACGTTTTGAGAACCATCTAGGTCAGCCATATCTAATAACTTAACTTCGTTGTGGTCAGATAATAGACCTGTACCAAAGTAAATGTTAGATTTTTGTCCTGCAACAATGTGATTTGTTGGCATACCTGGAGCTAATACAACTTCGATTCCATCGAAAGAAAGTGCATTACCTTGATTATACCATAAACCACCTCTATTATCAACACCTGAACCACCAACACCATTAGCAGCATATCCTCCTAATTGTCTGATGTATGATTGCCAAGCGATTGTTGGAACGTAGATTTTTAAATCTTCTTTTCCATATACTGCAGAAGGAAGTGAATCTACTACGTTTTCTAATAAACTGATAATGTTAGTTGAACTGAAAGCAGTTTCACCACCATTAGCTGCATCGTTAACGTCTCCGTCTGCTGCTGCTAATACTGTGATTCCATCAAACTCTCCTGCGTTACCATTAACACCACCCCAGATGTTTTGCTCATTCTTTTCTGCTACCAATCCTGCAACGTGTCCGATTAAGAAATCAGAAAACTTTGGAGGTAATTGGTCATTTAAAGAACTGTATCCCATAGAGATTCGCTTCCCAATCTGAGATAAAGTCTTGCTTACAAAGCTCAAGGTTTACTTGGAATTGCTCTGGTTGTAGAATACTTTCTGTTAACGTCACTGTTGCCGTGTCAGAAAAGTCACACGAAGCATCTTTTATTACGTTAGCATCTGTTGCTACTTTTTTGATTACATCTTTAAACTTTACGTTAGGTTTAATTTCGATGTTTCCTTTTTCTAATGTCGGTGAACTCAACAAAGCTGCCGAGATGTACTTTCCCGAAAATTCTCCAGAATAACTGGAAGTAATTGAAACTGTAGTTGCCATAATTTAATTTAATTTTAAGTTTTATTAATTTTTATTTGAAATTTGCTATTTTATTGAATACTATATCCTTTGTTGTTAAGTTTCTCTTTTGAGAATAAACAACTTTATTTAATTCTTCTTTTGCTTCAGGAGAATGCTTAATAGGTTCAGAAGCAGGTTTAGATAATTCTTCTTTTAGTGCTTCATCTTCTTGACAAGCAAGTTCTGTCATTTTCTGTGACATTAATTCTTCTTCCTTGTGCATTTCTTCTTTCTTACCTTCTTTCATCAATTCTTTGATTTCTTCTACCATAGATTTGATTTCTTGAAGTTCTTGTTTAGTTGCGTATTTGTCTTCTTCATTTAGTTCTTCTTCTACTACTACTTCTTCTTCCACAACTTCTTCTTCTCCACCTTCTTTGATTTCTGAAATAATACCATCTTCTGCTATTACTAAGATTTTACCATCTTCCATTTCGTACTCTCCAATAGGTAAAGCTACTTTTTCATCATCAGTTAAGATAAATACTTCTTGTCCTGATTCGAATGATTCTGCTTCTAAAACAGTACCATTTTCTAATTTAGCTTGAGCAAGTTCTACTTTTTCTTCAGTAGATAATTCTACACCCAAGACGCTTTTGATTTGATTTAACATTTCCATAGGTTTCATATTAATATATCGAGTTTATTTAATTATTTTGCATTTTTAGATTTTATTGAAAACTTGAAGGGTCTTTAAAACTTGAAATTATATTTAATACATCTCTAGATGTTTTTAAATTTCTTTCTATATTTTGAAAATCTTTATTACTTCTTGTATCTATACCTAATTCATCACCTGCTTTCTCAAATCTTCTTGATACACCTTCTGCGAATTGTACTGCTCCATCTAAATCATTATAAGCATTTATCATTTTTGAAAAAGGAGTATCTGCTCCTGATAAATAGTCTTGATAATCTTTCCATAACATATCTGCTTTTTCTACAGCTTTATATAAAGCGTCTCCTCTTTGTTTTAAATCATCTACTAAGGCTAATTCAATCTTCTCTGATTTTAATTCTGTTTTATCTTCTTGAGATAATTTGTTAATAATTTTTTTACTTATTGGATTCATTTTTATATATTTTATGAGTTTCTATTTATACTTCCTATTCCTTGTGCGTGTAATGAACCATCACAGCATTTAATACTATATGTTTCTTTATCCCAACAAAGACAAGCTCTGTTTCCTCCTTGTGGACTTACATTGTGAGTAGTATCATCCATAATTACTTAATTGGTATACAGTTAGGTACTAATCTTCCATTCTTTCTTTTCATTCCATATTGCTCATATCCTGCTTGACAAGGTTTTTTAAGCTCGTGTTGTTCACAAGGCATAAACCATATCTTACCTTCATACTCGTGTTCGTGATATTTGTCACACCCTAAGTCCTTAGCCATTTCTATAGCTTTCTCTTTTGTGGAGTATGCAAGTCTATCATCTATTATAGCATAGTCATCATTTATTTTTATAGAAGCTAACTCTAATTCTTTTAACTTAGATTCACTCCATCTCTTAGCTGCTAGTCCTCCCCACAAGTAGAAACTTATAGTTCCACATTTAGAATTGTCACTTGGGTCAAAGTATTCCTCTGCTCTTGACAAATAAGAATACATACGCTTTATAGTTTCTTTACTTATTGGTTTACCTTGTGCAAGTTGTGTTGCTCTGATCTTACCAACTTGTGTTGCACATTTGTTATTTACTTTCTCATTAAGCTCTAAACCTTTTTTAGCATTATTCTTAACTGCATCAGGATAGTCTGTATAGGACTCCATTACCATCTTCTTTCCACTCTTAGTTCTTTTGTCTCCTTTTATAATACCTCTAATAGTAGATAGCAATTCTTTAGCTTCTTCTTCCTCTATTTGAGCTAAGTCGTTTATAGTAGCATCTTTAGGTCTTTCCATTTTATCTACAAAGTAGCCTTCTATAGAAAATCCTTTTACCTTACCTGTCTTTACATAATCATTCCAAACATCTTCATTGTTTACTTTAACAGTACCCATCCAAGTCCCTACAGGAACTTCCATATCATACTTCCTAGATTTGTCGTGAACAGTATCTTCTACTATCCAGGACTCTACTAAAGACAAACCATTCAAAGAATATTGATGCTCTAATGTTGAATTGTTTTGGTTACCTTTCATTAAATACATTTGGGATGCTTTTAAAACCGTATCTTTGGAGAAGTATATATAATATTCATCCTCTCCACTCCTTCTGTATATAGGTTTGTTAGGGATTAATAAAGCTCCCATTAAGATTCTCTTTTCTTCGCTAACCTCTGCTAATTTTATTTCATCACTTTTTAAAGCAACAAAGTCTTCTTCTATTGCAGGATTCTCAACAATAGATATTGCTTCAATTCCATTTAGCTCCTCATTTTCATCTAAAATAAGTTCTACTATTTTCATATTTATATATCGTTTAAAAATTAATATTTTGTATTTTATCCTATAGTTGCACCACTTACAATATTTCTATCTAACTCTTGAGCAGTTGTTACATCATTACTTACTACAAATGCTTTAACAGGTTGTTGTTGTTGTGATGCTATTGCACCTGCTAATTGATTAGCTCCTGATGTACCTACTACATTAAATGCAGGTGGAGCTGAAGAAGGAGAATCTACACTTGGAGTAAATGATGAAGCCATTGATGAAGCCTGTGCTTTTGTTTTACTGACTGCACTTTTAACACTTCTAATAATTGATACACCTTGTGCAATAGCTGCTGCTATAGTAATAATGTTCTGTGGAAATCCTATTTTACTACTTTCGGAAACGTTTTGTGATGCATTAACACCTGCCTCTCCTATTGCTTGTGAACCTTTAAAAGTTATTCTTTTAACGTCTAATAAAGTTTCTTGTAATGCTAATGCTTGTTTAGCTATAAGTAATGCTTTGCCTATTCCTGACTCTGCATCAGCAAATTGACTAATGGCATCTACTACCATTTGCTTATCTCTAATCTTTTGTTTCTCTAAGTTTCTTTCTTTTTCTGCTTTTACTAATTTCTCTTGAAAAGCCTCATCATCTATTTCAGCTATTTTAGAATTATAATCACTTTCAAGATTAGCTAACATTTCTTTTTTCGTTGCTTCATCTGAAATTTCTCTTTCTATCAAAGCCTTCTTAGCATCATAGTCTTGCTGTAATTCTGTTCGTTCTATTTCTCTTTCTGTTTTACCAATAAGAGCTAATTCATTTTGTAAGTCTTTTTGTTCTCGCAATAGTGAATTAACATTTGTTTGTTGTTCACTTCTAAACCCTGTAATCTGTGCTTCTATTGCAGCTTGTTCATTTAATGCTTCTTGATATGCTACTTGCAAATCAATATTTTCTTTATTTTTAGCAAGTTCAACCGCAGCTTGATTTACTCTTGCTTGAGCATTTTCTTTCATTGCTTTTTCTTGCTCATCAAGCAATTTACCTAGATCGTCATTAGCTTTTATTCTTTCTTCAAAACTCTTACTTTCATCGTCTCTTATTTGTCTTAACTGCTCTGCCTGTCTATCGTACTTTTCAATTAATCCTTGATTAGCTGCTTCTGCACGTCTTGCACTTTTTTCTAATTCTACATTTGACTTTGCAGCTTTTATAGTTGTCTTAACATATTCTGAAACAACTTCATTTGTTTTTTCAAAAGTATTGTCAACTCCTGTTACTACATCTATTAATTCTTTACCTGCACTCTTTGCAGATTCCATAGCACCAGAAAAATCTCCTTCAAAAACTTTTACTACTGCACTTGCTAAAAAACCTAAAGCATCTATAGAAGATTTTATTCTTTCTATTACATTATCAAAAATTGCTTGTCCAAAATCTTTTAAAGAACCTATTGGGTCTTCAAATATAGCTTTAAAGTAATCTATAATTACTCCTGCATTAGAATCTATAAAATTAAAGAAATCATTGAATGCTATAGATAAGGTCTCAAATGTAGTATTAAAGAAGTCTGCTACTTTCTGATTTTGATTTAATATTTCAGTAAACTTAGCAAATGCTGCAATAGCTAAACCTATACCTGCTGCTTTTAATGCACCTCCTATTTTTCTAATACCACCTGCAGTTTTATCAGATGCTTTTTCTACATCCTTTAAACCTTCTTTAGTATCTTTATTACCTGATGCTACTTCTTGATTTAGTTTCTCTATTTCTTTCTTTAAGTCAGCAATCTCTTTGACTGCTGCATCTGTTTTAGCTTCTAAATCTATTATTACTTTTTGAGCCATTTTATTTCTGTTTTTATTTGTTTAAATGTTTCACTAAATGTTTCAGGAAGTTTATACTTACCTTGAGCTATTTTTATATTTTCTGTATCTCCTTTTACTATTTGGAGTAATTCTAAAATGTTTTGTATCATACCTCGTTTAATAATTCTATTTCACTTTCTCCTGTTCCTAGATTAGTGTTTATGCTATTAATCTTATAGCTTCTGTTGTTTACTACAAACCTATCTGCTAATGTGTAATTCCTTAGTATCTTTAATGGAAGGAATGCTTTATACTTTGATAATCTTCTTTTAGTTTTAAATACATCTGTTATATAGTTTATATAGTAATTTTGAAATAGTGTTCCTGTAAAACTCTCATCAGGAGTATATTCATTAAGCTCTTGATTAAAGTTTATATTAGCTGTACTTGTACTTGAGCTTGTAGATACACTATTGCTTGGAATCCAATAATCATCAATGTCTTCTTCTCCAGAAGCTAATCCTTCAAGAAATCTAATCTCAGTACCATTAGTTATTTGTATTGGATAAAATAAAACAGGTTCGCCTAAATAAGGATCATCATTATCATCTACACACCATCCCACTTGAACATCTGTTTCTGCAAAGTTTGCACCTGCATCTAATAACCTTTCATACTTCATATGTTCAAAAGGAGATTCTACTGTATATATGTCTCCTGCTATTTCTCCTACTTCATCATCTCCTCCTCTAAAGTTAGTTGTTCCCCATCCTTGACCTGCTAACTGTTCGTGTTGTAATGCTAATTTAGTTCCAAGTCCTTTATATTTAAACTCTATTTCTCTATAAGGTAGAGCTACATTTATCTGACTAGAATCTATATCTACAAATTCGCTTATATCATAACTTGTACCTGCAGTATAGAAACTATCTAATGTTTGTACTTTAATAGTTCCATCATCTTCTTTAAATGCAGTTAAATTATAAGTCTTGAATAATCCTGTAAGAAAATCTATAACCTTTTGTTTTGGTATCTGTGCTGTTCCACTAAACTCTTTTGTAGCATTAATTGTAAATTGAGTTACATCAAAAGTATGTGATTCAGGAACTTGCAAATCTGACATTTGCCAATCAACTGCATTTTCAACACCAGTCTCGCCAAAAGTAAATTGTTCTGTTACTGCTAATCTTACTGTGTATGTACCATCAACTAAATCTATATCTTTACTAGCTTCTCCAGGAGCTGTAGCTACTATTGTATCATATACTTGACCATCTTTTAATACTGTGACAGTATAAGAAGTATCTTCAAGAGAATCTGGTCTTACAGTTAAAGTAGAAGTTATTTTATTTGCTCCTGTTTGATTTGATACTATAATTCTTTCTGCAATAGCTTCTACATTGGTCATTGTATTATCTAATCCAAACTGAACTAATTGTGTATATTGTTCAGGTGCATTAGGATCATCTATAAATCCTTTTTTTCTATGCATCCACATATATAAATTATAGTATGGAGCATTACTTGTATTAAAGAAATCTGTAGAAAACGAAATACCATATTTTTCTTCTATAGCTTTTACTATTAAGTGTACTCTTATAGCATATTTTAATTGTTCCCAATATACACCGTGATGATGTTGTCCTCCTGTTCCTGTATGTGCAAATAAGTTACCATCTCCTGCTACTTCATTTACACTATCATAATATAATCTTTCTGTATGTGTTATAAGAGGAACTATTAATGCATTATTATAAGCAACACTATCTACAGTAAAGTTAAGACCTAATTTTAAACCTGTCTTAATAGTATTCATATCATAGTTAGTAGTAAAGTTTTCTAACCAATCTAATGCATCTAGTTCATCATCTCCTAAAAGGTCTTTTAAGTCTATAGTGTTTCCAAAGAATGTTATTCTATAAGCATAAGGTTTATTGTTCTTCATATCTACCCCCTCTAACTTGATCTTACCTTTTTCAAAAGGGAGATAGTTAAGTTCTATAGTAGAGTTCTTTTTTACTCTTGCATCAAAGCCATTTACTATATCATAATTATAATAGTGTTCAAATACTTTGTTATTTCCTTTAGATGCAGGTAATGAGAAGGTCTTAGTAAAGTTTGTAAATACCTTAGCTATGTCTTTTACATTCTGAATAGTTTGTGTTAGAGATACTGACTCATCTTTAAACATATCCATTCTATTTCCCTCAATATATAATTGAATATTCTGCATTATCTAATGTCATTTATTTTATTAAACGCATACTCGAAATCTACTGTGTAATTTATGAGCTTGTCATTTACTGATTTCTTAAATTGTAAACTCTTAGTGTTTAAAGTGATTGGGAGAACCTCTGTGCCATTATCTACCCACACTTGTTCACTTAGCATCATTTGTTTTATAACCTCGTTAAAACTCTCTTGTATAAAGCCTGTATTCATTGTTATAGATTCCTTACCTGTAACGTGAAACTGTCTTATTTGATGTTTCTCTGTATTGTATGTAGGGTCAGTAGCAAACTCCATTAGGTTACGCTTATAACTATCTGAATTTGTGTTTATACTATCTACTGACTTTTTATAGAAAGGCATAATCTGTAATGCTCCAAACTTATTATAGAATATAACTTGTAATTCTTGATACTTAGGTTCACATACTGCTTCTAGTGTAATTGTTGTTACTTGTGAAGTACCTACTGAGCTTGTTATAGTGATTGTATCTCCTGTTATTAAGGTATCAGTAGGAGTTACTCTAATATAGACTATCTTTTTAGTTGAGTCTGTTGAGTCGTTTACTTGTATATCATTTAAAGTGCTTCCCCAACTTACATCATATAAATTCCAAAAATCCTCTACTTCTTCCCAAAATACATCAGCTCCTCCTCCTGTTGTAAATTCTATTAATGGTTCTACTTCTGCAAATACAGGAAATACTATATCAGTACCTTGCTTAAAATATATCTTAGTATTTGATTGCAGATATTGTGGAGTATAGTTAGGAGTTCCTACTATTCTATAATCTTCTCCTGTAGTCATTATATCATTCTTTATAGAAAGTTGTGTATCACTATCTATAGCTGTTATTGTTGTTTCTGTTGTATCTGTATCATTGTAAACTGTATCTCCTATTGCTACGCTTGTTAAGAATGTTTGTGTACTATCTATTAGTTTATAAGCTGTAGTCGTACCTGTAGTTGTTGAATCTACTAAAGTGTTTACTGGGTCTATTAAAGTTCTTGGATTTACTCCGTCTTCAAAATATCCATAACCATCAAAAGAAAGATAATCTAAGTTCTGTGTTTCACTTCCTGATGTTTTAGTTAATGTGATGTCTGCTTCTACCCATACTCCATCTGTAGCAAAACTAGCATACTCTGTGTTTAGATAATCTCTAATAAGCTCTGTGATCTCATATATAACATAATTGTTAGAACCTATAATATCTTTGCTTATAGTGTATTGTGGACTTCCAGGTTTGTCTGTTGTAAAAGTTCCTGAATATATAAATAGTTGCATTGATGCAGAACTAAGAGTTCCTGAAGCAGGTTGTACTTTTATATAATATGGACTTCTTGCATTTATTATTGTACTCATTCTATTGTTATTTCTATATCGTTTATAAATCCTTTAACTAAATCTTTTGGTAAATCTTTATAAGCCTTTTCAAATGGTTTAGTAAAAAATAGACTTGCTCTTATACCTTTGTCTTTAATACTTCTTGCTATAAGAAAACCTATTGTATTGTAATTACCTTTTGAGAATCTACCCTTTTCATCTCTTAATCTTATGTTTCTTTTTTTTGCCCAATCAGCTAAAGTTTTAACTGGAGGTATCTTAGAAGACATTTTAAAACTAAATGGACTTTGTGCAGTTGCTCTATCTGCATAATAAGCATTAGCTCCTCTTACCCCTTTGTCTTGGTAAACACCATATTCATCCATAAGAAACTGAATACCTATTCCATCTCTTACAGGCTTATACTTAAAATCTAAACTATTGTAAAGAGACTTAGAACTGTTCTTTTTATTCTTTGTCAGATTACTACGAGATTGTTGTATCACATACTTAGCAAACTTATTCAATATGTTTTTAGTTTCTTTTAACTGCATATAGTAATATCGTTTTCTATAAGAATATCCATAGTACAAGCCCACCCTGCTAACTGATTCTCAAATCTATCAAAGAAAGGTTCACAAGTAGGGTCTCCTTCTAATTGGTATTTAGTCGTATATAAGTCTCCTTTTCTAAGAACCATAACAAGTTTATTTAAAACTGCTAATTGAGTATTAAGTACATCGTGTTGGTTATCATTACCTCTAAATAAATCTGTAGTAGCTTCTTTCTCTACATCTACTATATCCATAGCCATAACAGTTATATTAAATGCTAGTACCTGTTCTTGTGTGCTTACACTATTAACCATAATATGACATAGAGGAAATATAGTTTGCTTAGATAAATCTATTTCTGTTATATCTCCTGTAGTTACAATATTGACGTTTGCATCATCTAACAACTGTGTTTTAATTGTTTCTGTTAATTGATAAAAACCTCTTATTCCTTGTTGACTCATTTTATTTTACTTTTTAATTGTTTAGCTTCAGCTTCTGCTTTGTCTTTCATAAATGATAACATCATAAAGCACTCGTGCATCTTTAACTTAGTGATATTTTCAAATCGTCTAATATCTCCTTGAGCGAGTCCGTAAATTGATTGATACCATCCCCATTTAGTTCCGAATTGAGATATTGCACTAAATTCGTTTCCTGTTTGTCCTCCAAATAATTCATCATAGCTTTCGACAAGTCGATTCCTAAATGATAAAAAAAAAGCACAGAACTTAATACTGCATCCATTGGCATATTTTGCATCTTCTCAGGATGATCTATATTATACTCCTCTATATTGTATTTTTCCGAATACTTATGTTTGATAGGTCTATATAGAACATTCATAGCTCTATGTATATTTTCCCAATCTCCTAAGTAAGTGTCCAGGTCAATGTATTCTCCTAAGCTCATCTGATCTAAGTCTGGTATGAATCCATATTCTACCCCATTCATTTTAAACTTCTTTACTAGCTTAGGTTTCTGATTGAACATATCTCCAAGTATTCCTGTAATAGCATAGACATCTGCTACTTTCATTTTAAGAGCATCTGTTAGCTTTAAACCACAGAAGACTTCTATCATCTTAGAAGCTAAGAACTTTTCATCTACACTCTTTTCTTGGAGCTTTAGGAACTTCTGATATTGGTGCAGCTTGATTTCTTTTAAATCATTAGGCACATTTATTTCTACTTTCATATATATATATATCGAAATTTTAAAACCATTTTTGACATATACACAAAAAAAAAGGGTAACATTTCTGCTACCCCCTTTCCAAACAAAACAACCTTTACTTAATTATTAAATGAAATTTTCTATATCATTAGATATTTCTTGTACTATTATTTCTTCCCAAGATGATGGAAGTTTTTGATTATTTGGTATAATTCTTTTATTTATTCTAATAACTTCATTTTCTTGTGTTGTATAACTATTCATATAAACTCTTTTAATGTCCACTTCATCTTCTTGTTCATTAAGTTTTTTATACCAATATTTTACATCTAAGCTAAAGTTTTCACATTCAACTTCTATTATATTTGTTATTCTTTTCATTATAAATCTATCATTAAAATTAAACATATTGTAAATAAAAAAACGTGAATAGCTATTAGCCATTTCCAGTTGTTTGGGTCTTCTTTTAGAAATTTCTTATACATAATTATTTTTTTAGTAATGATTTAGTTAATTCTATTATTAATTGTTTTCTTTTTTCTACAGGCATTTCTAAAGCACTTGCAGTTATCTTTTTTACATATATCTCTTTCATTATATATCATTTTGATATTTAAAGTCTAAAATATTTTTATAGGATTTTGCAACCCAGTCTTTCTGATATTTAGGCAGATCTGAATGTTCTAACAACATTTTTAATGTTGCTTCTATGTTTATAAGCTTGAACTTATCTTCTATTGTTATTTTATTTATTTCCATTTGTTCTGTTTGTTTATATAACTGCTTCGTTGCAATTACATAGCTAATATATAACTATTATTTTAATTATTAACAATTTTTAATAAATATTTTACTGAATAGTATATCTACCTCTGTTAGGATTCTCTAACTGCATCATTAAACAATATCGAGCTGCATCTATACAGTCAGGATGAGTTCCTGTAGGTTTCTGTATGTTATTACCTTCTTTATCTTTAGCCCATATATATCCTTGTAGTTCTTTGATTAGATTCTTAGAGCTGGAGGTTACATAGATTTCATTTTGATTTATTAGGTTGATACCATAGACTACTGAATCTCTGCCTTTAGTTACTCCTGAAATTTTATGTCCATAAGCTCTGATCTCACTAATACTCTTTGGTTCTGCTGAGTCTGCCCATAGATGAGTAGTTATACTATTGTCTTTTAGAAATCTACTTATGTCTCTATTAAGCATTCCTTTTTGATATAGTATCTCATCAAATATGTAAGCATTGTTCCATTTGTATAATAAGATAATCGTACTAGGGTCTATACTATATCCAAAATCCAATCCTCCACATAATAACCTAGCTTCATAAGGAATACTATCAATATATTTCCAATCAGGAATACATACTCCCTCTAAACTACCTATCTCTCCTAGTCCATATACTTTCCACCAATTAGCCCAATAAGTAGATGTCTTAGCTTTATCTTTAGCTTTCTCAATTTCTTTTACTATTGAAGATGGTAAGCTATCATTGTCTTTATATGTTAATGTAAGAAAGTCTGTATCTTCTTGTCCTATTAGTTCTTTATCTACCCAAAAGATGTTACTTGGGTTGTAATCTAACCACACAGTACCTGATGTTCTTACTGCAAGTTGTTGATACACTTCAAAGCTAGGAATGTTATTACACTCATTAATAAATAAGTCTGTCCTTCTTGCTCCTCTTAATTTGTCAGGTTGATCTGTGGAGAAGAACTCTATATAAGAACCTGTGCTGAATTGATACTTTAGAGTTGATTTGTTGAACTTTCTCTCATCATACCTATTAGTTTGTTTAAGTATATTAAGAAAGTCCTTTAAAGCTCCTCTACGTAAGTGTGGGACAGATTCTGCTACTACACTAATTTCTTTGTTATTGTTTTTAATAGCATAGTCAATAAGTATCATTAGAATAGCTACAGTTTTACCTGCAGAAGAACCGCCTCTTACTATTCTTATTCTACTACCTAATTCTCTAAGTTTTATTACTGCTTCTGTTTTTGTAAACATTAATCAATGAATAAAGGTACATCTTCGTTTATAGTTATATCCTTTGTTTCTTTTGGTTTACCTGCAAAGTAATTATAGTAAAGCTGAACAAACTTAAAGTCCTTTTTCTCTAAGCCATCTTTAAGTGCTTCAAATGCTAAAGGTTCTAAGGGAGTAAGTTTCTCTATTAATTGTACTTCCTCTTGCTTAGGTTTTCTACCTGAACCTTCTCTTTTACCTCCTCTATTTTCTATTTTCATATCTTTGAAAAACTTTGATTAATCAAAACTGTATATCTATATATCGAAAAATAAATTAAATTTTAGAATAATCTTTTTTGTGCCTTATGTTGTTCAATTCTTTTTAGTGCAGCTTCATAGTAATCTTTGTCTATTTCATATCCTGTTAAATCATATCCAAGATTATGACAAGCTATAGCTATGCTTCCAGAACCTAAATGAGTATCAAGTATTGTATCTCCTTCTTTTGCATAATTCATAAGTAACCATTCATATAGTTTTACTGGCTTTTGTGTAGGGTGTATTTTATTTGTGTGATTGTGTTTGTGTATTGAATATTCAAATATTTTAGCAGGTTTTTTTAAACCCATACTTACCCAAGCATATTCAGCAGTAGCAAAATTATCTACTGTTTGTTTTTTGTTCCATATACAAAAATATTCTGTTGGAGGTAGAATAAAATTATTTGCACCCCATATTATCTGATTTTTAGAAACCCTTATTAATTCTTTAAAAAAAATGTCTTTAGGTTTTATATCCCAACTTAATTTATTTGCATAGTTTCCTTTTACACCCCCAAGTCTCAAGCTACCTTTTTGTAATCTTTTTAATCCATAAGGAGGGTCAACAATAGCCAAGTCAAACTGATTATCTGACATATCTTTCATAGCTTCTAAACAATCTCTATTATATATTTTCACGCTTCTTCTTTTTGCAGAACTTTATTATACATATCCTCTGTGTAAAGAGCTAATTCATCTATGTCTTTATTAGTGAGATATTTAATACGATGTCTTATAAGTGTTCTTTTGTTTTCATTTCCCACATCATCAATATCATTGATAACTATGTCTAACCACTTGTCCAGGTTTTTATTGTAGAACTTGTAAGTATCAAAACTCCTTACTAAATGCAATACATTAGCGTGATGCATATTCTTTCCATTCTCCTTGAAGAAGTTTGCTATTCTCGTTAATCCTATTCCAAGATATTTGTTTAGTATTAAGCAGATCAAAGCTCTTACCTCTACATATTCTCTTTGTCTTGTATTGTCAAATGGATTTAACTCTGCAAGGTTACTTACTTGTCTTGCTATATCTAAAGCTCTCTTTTTCATAATAATAATAATTTAATTTTTAATTCTCTTTGTATCTCCTGAAGCATTTTTATTGCATCTTCACTATCCCCCATATCTATAGCGTCTATTATAATGTCTATGTCTTGTATTAGTTCTTTCAAAATAATTTTATTTGTGAATCAGGTTTTTGATTTTCTTGTTCATATTTAATTCTTGCTTTTGCTATTTCAATATATTCTTTTTCTCTTTCAATACCTATAAAATCAAACCCACCTCTTACTGCAGCTTTGCCTGTTGAACCAGAACCCATAAAAGGATCAAGTGTTATCCCTCTTTCAGGAGTTACTAACCTAATAAGATATAACATTAAATCAGTTGGTTTAACTGTTGGGTGATGATTTTTTGCTTTATGTCTTACCTCAACTTTGTTTTCACATTTGCAACTATCACCATTGCCAGATAAAATAAGTTTATTACAATTAGCACATTTCATATTAGTTGAATGTGGTTGTTCTTTTTCTTCTAACTCACTACATCCTTCGTTCCTATCTTTTTTTGATGTTTTAGGACAATAGAAAAAACGAGATGCACCACCCTTATCTGAATAATAAAGTGTTTGATCATTTGGCATACCAAAACTGCCTAATTTTTTTCTAATTATTTTGGTATTGCTACTTTTACTAATTCCACTTTGTTCATCAAGGATTTTACCAGCTTCTTCATCAAAGATTATGTTTGCAGGGAAACGTCCAGATGGATTTCCGTCTCTTGAAGTATTTTGAACAGTTTTACTTTTTAAGTAAGAACTACCTCCATAAATATTTTTATTATTGTTTGTTATTCTAATCGCCTTATTTTCATTTTCAATTCTACTCGCATCTATATTTATTCCACCAGTTCCCCATTCTAATACATTATTAACTACTGTTCCTTTAAAAGGTTTTCTTGCCATTACAATAGGTTCGTGAGCAGGTTTTAATGCAGTTCCCCAGCCTTCCCATCTTGAATTGCCTTTTGTTATGTCTATACTTTCTTTTCTTTTTTGTCCTTCTGTATTCCATTGATAACGACCTGTATTTTCGTTATCCTTATTTGCTATGTTTGTTTGTTTGCCAATAACTTCTCGTTTAGTTTCAATAATAGGATTGTTTTCTAAATTTAATATTTCTATAAGTTTATTAAATTGTTCTGGTGTTATACGACCCCTACCAGTTTCCCAATTAGATACAGAGCCTCCGTGATTTGTTTTTCCATAAAATTTACCAAGTTCAGCTAATTGTATAGTAGATAAACCTATTTCTAATCTTTTTTTCTTTACAAGGTCAGCAACTTCTTTACCAAGTGAATTGCCACCTTGTTTATCTACTGCTTTACCTATGTTATGTGATTTAGGAAACCCACTACCATATATCCACATTATCTGATCTCTAATTTCAAACCCTGCATCTTCTATTCTAACAGCCATTCTATGATAAGTTCTTGAACCTGCAAACGCTAAAAGATGTCCACCTGGTTTTAGAACTCTCAAACACTCAATCCAAATGTCTATACTTGGAACATCATAATCCCACTTCTTGCCCATAAAAGATAAACCATAAGGAGGGTCAGTAACAATACTATCTACTGAATTATCATCTAACTCTTTGAGTTTATCTAAGCAATCTTCATTGTATATCATAGCGTACCTGTTAATACATAATCATCTAAGTCTGCTCCATTAACAAAGAAGGTTTCAAAGATGTCTACTGCCTTCTCTACTTTTCTTTTGCCTTCTAAGTAAAATTCTTCAGAACAATCCCATACACCAATATCTAAACTTCCTTTGTCCATTACTAAGAATTTGAATTGTTCATATCCCACATTAAATAGATTACAATATAAATAACATTGAACATCATATCCATATTTCTTTGCAGCATAAGGAAAGCCTTTTATGTCTGTTGTAGTTTTTAAGTCTACTATTCTATCTTTTCCAAGAACATCTGCTTTACCTCTAAAAGGATAACCACATACATTTCCTATTGCAGGAACTTCAAACTCACAATCTGTTATTAGTTTAAGTGCGTGTTCATTTCTAAAGAATGCATCTGCTAACTTTTCAGCTTTATTCTTTTCTGACATTGTAAATACTTTACCGTGTTCCTCTTTAGCTAGTTTATATGCCTTAGTATTCTTACTTGCAACATCTACAAATATCTGTGCATTAAAAACGTGAGGTTCTAATATAGCTGTATGAAATAACCATCCATCTCTTAAAGGTTGTGTTTCAGGATTACCATACTTAGTAACGTGCTTATAAGTCTTAGGACTTGATAATAATAGTTTAAGTGAAGAACTGCTTAAAGCTAGTTTGTTTAATTCTCCATAGTAGAAAGAATCATCATCCATTTTAGATAATAGTTCTTTATGCTCATAATTCTTACCGTCTAATAGTTGTATCATTTTCTAATAATTTTTCTGATTTTCTTGCTCTCTCTATTGCTCTTAGTTTATCTCCTTCTGCTATCTTTAATTTAAAGTCTAATACTTGTACCTCGTTTCTAAGACCAACTACAAACATATGCATCTCATTAACACATTTAATTAAGTTGCCTAATTCTTTAGTAGATTCATTATTTTCTTTTTTAGTATCGTATGCTTTAACAAGAGCTTGACCTATATAATTAAAGTTAGCTTCATATACTTGATTTTGGAATAATGTCATTAGTTAAGTATTATGCAACTAATAGTAGCTACGATTAATGCTATGAATCCTACTTTTAGAACATTAAATATCTGTTCTTCTTTTTCAGGACTTCTACCTTGATTTGATCTATATTGTCTTTTTTTCATAACTTGTTTTAGGTGTTCTTTTATAATCAAAACTAAATCTCTTTTCTATATTCTGTAAATTATCCTTATCTATAATTTGATTTTCTAAATCAATAATTTTATAATTATGCTCAACTAATAATTCTATTGCAGCATTTATTGATTTTACTTTTTCTCTAAAATGATTAAATATTTGATTTTCAAAAGCATTGTGGTTATGTTTCATAATTTTGTTTTTAAAGTTATACAGGCTAATATAACTCTTTTAAAGTTATTAACAAAATTTAATTATATGACTCCCTATTTATAATACTTGCTTGTTGTTCTGTTAGAAGATATACAGGTTTGAGTAATCGTTTCTTAGTCCACATAGTAGTGTCAGGACAATACATCTCTACAGGTTCTGGCATTTCTAAATAGTTTAACCAATATAGATAGTTACCTTTAGGGTCTGATACAAAGTAGAGCTTTACTATTTCGGAATCCATACTAATTAACTGTTCATACTTATAAACCTCTAACATCTTTTCTTTATAGTATTTATTCCTGAACTTCATTTCTATTACACAATCGTGACCCTTAGGAGTTTTACCTATAGCATCATAATGCTCAAAGCCATTACCTGCCCATTTTAAATCCCAAGTGTCCATATTAAGTATCTGAACTACTGCTTGTTCGTATAGATGTATCTTACTGAGTCCCATTAGCGTAAATGTCATTTAATTGTTTTATCCACGCTATATATGTCTTAGGAGTACAAGTGCAAGGTAAATAATAGCTATGCTTATAATAGATGGAATGTAGTCGAGCAATTAACTCCTGTTCTTTTCTATCAATGCTTTTACCATTAGCAGATTTAAACTCTGTCCATTTGTCGTAATCTTCCTGACTAAACTTTTGTAATCCCATTTCTATCTATTTTAAATTTATTTAAAGCATCTTTTCTTTTATCACAGTTGCACTTAGTTCCTCTTATACTATGGTAAGTATCTACTAAGTATTTTATTCCTGTGTATGTTGTTATAAGTTCTACTAAGTTTCCTAGTTTCATAAATTATCTTTTAGTTTCTGTTTAACTTTCTTATAAGTATTGTATAAGCTGTAATAACTTATTTTACTTTTTCTTGATAGCTCACTTATGTTAGTACCATCTTCTATTATTTCAAATACTTTTTTATCGTACCAGTACATATCTTTTAAAATATCCTGGAGCTTATTATAGACCTCATCATAATTGTTATGATCTATTTCTGTAACAGGTTCTATGTTTTCTAAACTAATCAGTTTTACTTTACTTTTCTTTCTAATCAAATCTACATACAATCCTCTAAGTATTTTAAAAACATAATAATAGTTTATCTCATCTTTATATAAATAGTCTATTCCTTTTTGAGTATTCTTTATTAGCAGAATATACATAGTTTGTACCAAATCTTCACACTCCTCTTTGTTTAAGCCACCAAAGGTTTGTACTATCTCTACCCATTGGTTATGTTTCTCATATGCTAATTCTACAGGTGTTTTCAAAATGGTAAGTTTATTTGTTCTGTAAGAGTTGGTGTTATAATATTATTACCATTTATTTGGAAACCTACATTGTTAAGTATTGATTTAAGTTTAATAGGTTCTGTCTAATGGAGTAGGTCTTCCTCCTGTATCAATGTCTTTTACTTTTCTAACGTGTATATGGTTATACATCCAATCTGTAGGGTGTTGAGTATATCTGTGGATTACTAGAAACTCATCACTTCTATTAACAAACTTACCTCCTCCTTCTACATCACTAGCCATTGGAGGAATAGGATGTCCTGCATATTCATCAGAATTAGAATGTTTCTTTCTTAATGATTCAGTAGCTGCGTGAGTATTTAACCATACTGATACATTATGAGTCTTGCAGAATAATCTTATTTCAGATGTTGCTTCATAGTCATAATCGTGAGAGTTAATACCTTTCAACATCTCTCTATCTTTCATTAAAGAGTTGTAAGGGTCTATAAGAAATCCTTGATAGTTCCAAGCCTTCTTAATACTTGTAGCTAATTCTAATAAAGTCTTATAAGTATGAAGCTCATTAGAATCTATTATTTTAAATTGATTAAACACAAAGCTCTTGTGCTTTTCAAATTCTTCTTCAGGTATTTTGTTTATAGGTTTTGCTGCCAGGAATTCTATTAGTTTTCTAATAATACTATGTGCTTCATTCTCACTAGAAAATACAAGCCATCTAATATTATGCTTTAATGAATACAATAACATCATATATAAGATCACAGTAGTCTTACCTACATTAGCGTGACCTAAGCATACTAAAAAGTTACCTTGTTTAAATCTAAAGTATTCGTCTATTTCTGGAAATCCTAATGCTAAACCTTCTACTATCTTCCCTGACCTGATTTGTTGTAGTTTATCAATCTGTTGGTCAAAGTTTATTAGCATCTTAATTATTGTTTTCTATTTCTTTTTGCAAGTTAGCTAAAGCTCTCCAAGCTACCTTAGCTGAATGTCTTACACCATCACTATCAATCTTACCTGCTTCAATAAGATGTCTACTAAGAGCATCTAATTCATCTGTACTTTTATTTCTGTCCCAATGTAAAGGTAAATCAGGATGGTGTTGTTGATTACCAATATAAGAAACTTTTGCCACTTCTAAAATAGCATCAGGGAAATAATTTAAAACCCCTGAATAAACAGGGGTCTTTTTTCTTTCTTCTGCATTCATTTAGAAAGGATTACATTCTGATAAACTTTCTCATTTCTATCAGGACTCTGTTGTGAAGCACTTACTTGTTCTACATCATCTTCTAACTTCCATCCTTCAATAGTATTAAATACTTTCACCTCATTTGTCTTTGGATTCTGCCATTCTCTACCTCTTAGGTTAATAGCTGTTCTAACAAAAGAACCTTCTGTAAAGCTATTTAATAGATTGACTTTATCTTGTGTAAACTCTACCTGTAAAGTTTGAGGATACTTGCCACTAGTTACAAGCCACATACTTCTAGTTCTAAAGTTATTAGCTCCTCTAGTTTGTGTACTATTGATCTTTTTAATTCTACCTGTAATTTCCATATTTATTATTTTAAAATTTGATTAAATGTATTTGTAAATTCTTCTATCTCTTGAATGTTTATCTTGCCAGAAGAAGCAAGTTCTATAGCTCCTTTAAATGCTACTTGTCTTAATATAGAGCTATGAGTGTCTAAAGGTTTAGATACAGACTGTGTACTAGTATCTTTTTTATAATTATTGTACATACCTACTTTTTTAACTTTAGCAAACTTATAGTATTGATCTTTCTGTTTATAATAATCATAATTAATTTCATCTCCTTTTTGTATATTTAATTTAGGAGTATATAAAAATCCTTCGTGTTTAGAAGTTTTCATTTTATAAGTTAACATACCATCACCAAAAGGTTCTCTATCTGTTTTGTGTATTTCTTTTACTTGTGCTGTATAATTCATATTTATTATTTTATATATTCATCTACTATGTTAATACCTATTTCATAATAATTCATTTTAACTTCTTGTTCTCTAATCTGAAGTTCTAAAGACTTTATCAAATTATGTTTGTCTTTTATGCTATCTTTTAATTTCTTAATTATAGCATCACTCTCGTTGTAGTGCTTTCTTAATTGCTCTACCTCAGCTTCTCTGAGCCTTAATAAATCTTCTCTATGTGTCATATATAATTGTTTTTAATATATTGCTTCATTGCAATACTTTAGCAAGTTAATTAAAAAATGTTAATAAAACAAGTGCATAAAAAAAAAGGAGGAAAATTAATCCCTCCCTTCAAAACAAAACTATAAGACCTGCGAGAAACAGATTATGCTTACAAAGATAATTCTTTTTTCCTTTTATCTACTAAGTCTTTGTATTTATTTATCATATCCTCTAAGTCTATATTAGAGAACTTTTTGATCTGTTTAGATTGTATAAGAAGCTGTTCTGGTAAGTCTTTACCATATTCTTTTTGGAGTTCTAAGCCATACTTGTATTGTTCACCATATCTCATCACATTACAGGAATAGCATTGTACTTGGCAGTTAAGCTCCTCCCATCTTGTAGAATAAGATTTTCTAGACATAAAATGTCCATTCTGCATTCCTGCACCTTTCCAATATGCTTTCTTTCCACAAGTATAGCAAGTTACTATGCCTTTCTTATTAGCTTTTCTAAGTCTTATATATTCAGAGAATATTGCATCTAATTTCTTTACAAGACTTTTGCGTGATACCTTTCTCATATACACTAAGATATAAATTATAATTAAAAGAAAGAAAAAGAAAAAGAGTAAAAAGAAAAAGAAAGAAAAAACCTAGTAAAAAAGAAAGAAAGTAATACCTGTTCCAAGCACCGTCCAACTTTATTAGGTTGTGCAAGTTTAGCTATAAGCAAGAACAAATATATAAAAAAATATTTATCTGCCTTGACCTTTATATTTCTTTTTAAATTTTACTTGACCCTTACTAGCATTCTTAGAATGAACACCAGGTCTTTTTGTGCGTTTAGAGGCACGATAATTACTTGTGGTTAGCTTTGCCATTACTTTCTAAATTTCTCTGCACTACGACCCCCAAAATAAGCTCCTATGACTGTTATAAGAACTAACTGTAATAAGTCTATCCAGTTTGCTTTAACTTCAAAAGATATAACACCTGCATCTATAAATACCATAAGAACTGTAGACACTACTAGAAATATAAGAACTAAAGGTCTAACATTCTTACTAAGCCAACTATCAGAAGCCATATCTACTTTCCATCTCTCAGTAACATTCTTTTGTATGTCAGCTTCTGCATCAATCCAGATCTGCTCCATTTCTTTTTCGAATTGAGCTTTCTCTACTTTACTAAAAGTATGTTTATCTATTATGCCTGAAATCTTTTCTGCTATGTTTCCACCTGCAGCTCCAAATAATTTACTTAGTATTTTGCTCATTTGTTATATCTATATATTTAGTTTTACCATTTTCTCTTATTGCTCTTAAACATCTTTTTCTATTAGAATCTTCATCTACATAACTGAACGTGAACCCAATCAGGACTATCATTTGTGCCAAACTCCCAAATAAGTTGGTCAAAGTCGAGATTATCTTTAATGTAATAATACATATAAGCATTACTAACGTGACCATAAATATCGTCAATATCAATAGCACGTCCTTGACAATGTTGGCTTTTACTGCTGCCTCCAATAGCTTTATTAAGTTCTTCACATCTATAAAATGAGTTTATTTTTATTGGTGCATTAACAGCTTCTCTTAAAGGTTCAAATACTTTCTTAGCTACCATCTCCATATTTTGTAAGTGATATTCATTAGGCACATTATCTATGCCTAAACGTAAAGCTGTTGCACTTCTAGTAGCTTCTTTGTAGCTTATATGTTTACTTATTCTATTCATTAGTTAGTACTTGCCCTTCTGGATTTATTAATTCTATTTATAGTGTTCTGTATTTCTAACCTAGTAGCTTTAATTTGCAAAGATATATCTGCTACATATTGCATTCTTACTCTACCTGATTTATCCATAATAACAATTACAGGTACAGCCATAATAGAGTTCTGAACATCTCTAGGTTGGTCTTTTAGGTAACTAAACTTAACAGTAGCACCTGTAATATCACTTAAATCGTAATTATTCTTTTTATTCCATTCTGCATTTATTTGCAGAACTGTTACGTCTTGACTATATACAGAGACCGCAACCAATACACATATCGCACATAATATTAATTTTTTCATTTACTAATTATTTCAAATAACTTATCGTCTATTTTCTTTAACGCATCTGAGTTTTCTTCTACTTTTTTACCAGTATTCATTATTGTCTCTCTTACGAGCTTGTCTTTTAAATCATACTCTGTTCTTGAAATCTCAGGTTCAGGTAGCTTCTTAGCCTTCCTCTATGTCTGCTTGTAAGGCAAACCACATTCCTATAAGGGTAGATAACCCCACCCCTATAGCAATAAGTGTCTTTATACTAATTTCAAATTTACTGTCTTCGCTTAATTCACTCATAGTTTCTTAGTTTTTTGAATAGTATATACTATTCGTGCAGATTAGAAGTATAATTTTTAACCATACCTCAACCTCAGTTAATGATACTACAAAAGCTATTGAGTTTATAAGGTATATCTTCATATCTGCAAAATCCATAGCGTTATTCTTTATCTTCTTTTATTTCCTCGTAAGAACCATCTTGCAAGTTGATATTTATTTTACCATACTTGTCTTCTAGTTCTTTCTTTACTTTGTTAGATTCTTCTCTAACTTGACTTAAAGCGTGTAATAGATTATGCTTTTGCTCATCTAGTGTGCCTAAGTCGTGCTTAATAGCAGAAACTTTCTTTTCTGATTCTAACAATGATTCTAATTCTTCTTTACTAATTTTTGACATTTTATTAAATTTATAGTTATATTACAAATATATTAATTATTTATTTGTGACTTTAAACTTTCTATTTCTGCTTTTAACTCCTGTATAGCTCCTACTAATAATGGCACTAACTTTGATTGGTCGATACCTTGATAATCTGGCACTTCTCTTGTACCCATTACCTTTTCAGATACTAATACTTTTTCAGTCCATTCTTCTTTAGCTTCTGTTACAAGGACTTCTTCAGTATATGCTTCTTTGCCCTCTACAATTATGTTTTTTTCATCATCTAATTCTTCTTCAACAGCAGGATGCTCTATAGTTTCATAAACTGCTTCTTCAGCAGGATGAACAACATTTTCATAAACAGCAGGACTTACTTCGTATTCTTCAGTACGCATACCATCCTTTTCACCACTAATAGCTTCAGGCACTATTTCTTGTACTTCGTGAGCTAAAAACCCATCTACTGTTGTGTCTGCATCTGAAATAAAATTAAATCTACTAGGTTTTAATTGACTTACTCTATCTAAAGCTCCAGTTAATTCTACTACATTTTCTTTTAATCTATAATCAGAAGAAGTAGCATAAGAGGTTGAAGTATTATTATATTTTATATATCCAACAGTTGTGCCTCCATTTTGAAAATCAAAAACATAACTATCACTTGTAGTACTTGCTCTGTTAAATATTTGTTGAACTGTTCCTGCAGTTGCATTAGGTCTAATAGATAAACCATTGCCTCCTGAAGTAGTTGCCTGAACTAAAACATTTCCAGCATTATTTACTATAAGCCTCGAGGTATTGGCGGTATATAATTCAATATCACCTGTTGAAACATTACCAGCTACTATTTTAACAATTCCTCCACCACTACTTGCTTCGTTACCCTGTATATCAACACGACCACCTCTTGCTGAACTTGATGTTGCACCTCCACATAAACTTAATGTTTGATTATCAGAGCCATCATTTGTATTCATTGATATAGTTCTAAAACTATTTGCTGAACCTTCTAAAAGTAAATCACCAAATATTAATTGGTCACCAACAACGTGAAGTTTGTAACTAGGACTAGTCGTTCCAATTCCTACGTTGCCTCCGTTTTGAATCCAAAGTGGAGCTTGTGCTGTGTTTATATTGTATAATCCAAATCCAGCAGTGCCAAAAGTACCATTGAATAAATAAAAACCATTAGCGCCCCCGACTGCCTCCCATCTCATACCATTTTGAGAAGTTCCTCCATCAATAGATATTTTGTTTGCGCCAGTATCAGAAATTACTAATTTTGCATTAGTAGGCGAAGTCGTCCCGATTCCTACGTTTCCTCCTGCTTGTATAGTTAATCTTCTTGTCCAAGTAATAGCTGAACCTGCTGTATCAGACGGAGCATTTTCAAAATTAAATTCTCCATTTGCCATATAAAATTGATTTGCTTCATCAGCAGCTTTACGAACCCAAGCAGTAGCTCCAGAATTTAAATAAGCATTTTGTAACAAATTAGTTACATTTGTACCTGTATTGTTAGATATTAAAGACGTTGTATTACCAATATCTAATGATTCATATCCTGTATAATGTGAATATGGTGTTACTCCAATTCCTACGTTTCCAGAACTGTTTATTAATAACCTTGTAGTTCCACCTGTTGCAAAAGAAACCTCAGACTGACCTAATGCAGCAATTCTATTACCTGCTGTAATATCCATTATAGCTAAAACCTCAGCATTACCACCATTACTTTTAAAAGCATAAGTGTTTCCGTTTCCGTGTGTAGATTTTAATTTTAGAAGGCTTGTGGTTTCTCCATTTCCTGCAACATTAAGTATAGCATCTGTAGTTGCTGATGTACCAATTATTACATTTCCTGCAAAAGTTGAGTTTCCAGAACTGTCTATGGTTAATCTTGCAACTGCTGCTGAACCAAAAGTCATAGAATCAGCAGAATGATTATAATTTACATAACCCCTATATGCTGCATTTCCTGATGTACCATCAGCAAACATAAGATAGTTATTGTCTGATGTAGCATTTGACCTTATTGTAATACCTCCTAAATCAGCTTTTGCTTTTACAACTAAATCTGGCGAAAAATAACTTGAAGGTGATGTTTCATTTATTCCTACGTTTCCAGAACTATCTATACGCAAAGCTTCTGTTCCTGTTGTTTCAAATACTATTGGTGCTGCTTCTGCTGTTTTAATTTCAAAAGCACCTGTACCCCTATGTTCTAAAATACTAAGTGCATTTGCTCCTCCATTACCCCTTAACATTCTTAAACCATAATCTGTATAAGTAGCATCTCCAACTAAATCAATAAAAGAAAATCCATTACCTGTTCTTCCTTGTCCTATTGTTAACTGGCGTGTGGCTGTTGATTCATTTTTACCTATGTTTACATCTCCTGCAAAAGTTGCGTTATCTGCAAAAGTTGCACCACTACTTTCTAAAGTCAAAGAAGGAACTCCTTCACCAAGTGTGAACTCGTGTGAACCCCAAGAATTATAACCAAATATATCTCCATCGTGGTCAACACGAATAAAGTTTTTTAAACCAGAACCATCTGAAAAGTCTAAATATGCAGCCTCATCTGTCGCACTAGCTATTGTAATACCTCCTTCATCTGGTGCAGTTATTACTAATTCTTTTTTGCTGTAATTATCTGGGTCTGCATTAATACCAACATCACCACCTTGAGAAATGGTTAAAACCTGAGAACTTTCTTGAAAAATACCAAAGTAACCATCATCTTGAGACCTTAAAGAATATGTTAAAGCACCCTCTCCTGCATTGTTTGCTAATGTTACTCTTGGAGTACTTCCACTTCCTGTTATAGTTAATCTTTTTGTAGCATTTATTTCATTGGTATCTAATGTAAGTATATCCCCAGAAGAACCTAAATTAAATTTCATTTCTGTAACTATAGTTCCGTCTGTGTTATTAAACACACCAATATTAGCAGTTGTTAAATTTGTATGGTCATTATAAAATTCAATACTACCTAGATTTTGACCGTCACTTAAACTACTATCTACGTTATTTATTCTAATTATCGGAGCAGTTGTTGTTCCTATATTTTCATTACTAATTTCAAATAATGTTTGAGGATTATTTGTACCAATACCAACTTTATGATTACTACCTACTCTAAAATCAGTTTGATTTACTTCAAATGTTTTTGCATTACTATAATAGCCTATTCTAAATAAATTATTATCAGCATATATATAATCAAATTCATTATTTGCCCCCTCACCAACAAAAATATTACTAAGAACCGTTAATTCGTTTTGTATTGTAACATTTTGAGGCAAACCTACTGTTAAGGTTTGATTACTTGCAGAAGTTGATATTTCATTCGTAGTTCCTGCTATAGTGAATGTTTGGCTGTCTAAATCAACCGAACCTGTTCCTGAAGTTCCTGCAAAATCTAAATCCTCTGCAGTTACTTTTGCATCTACATAAGCAGTTGTAGCAACCTTAGTAGAGTTGTCATTTATAGATTGTGTAGTAGCTGTCACACCATCTGCTAAAACAGAAGTTGCAGTTACATTACCTGTTAAATCTCCAGTTACATTACCTGTTACATTTCCTGTTAAGTTACCAGTAAAACTAACTGCAGTAATATCTCCTGAAAAAGTTGCATTATTTGAACTATCAATTCGTAATACTACATTACTAGCAGTAACTAAATCTATAGTATCATTTGCAGAAAATCCAATATAAGTATTTGTGTCGCCAGTATGTCTTATATATGAAGGTATTTGAAGTTCACCTTCAAAATTAGCATTTTGTGAAGTGTCTATCGTTAATGCTAACGTTTCTGCTGTATTAAATATTAAGTCACCTGTAGCTGTAGTTATTTCATTACCACCAGAACTTGTAATAATTCTAAAATCATAATCATCAGAGTTAGGTGCTTTTAAATCTATATAACCACCTGAAGCTCCACCTATTTCTATTCTACCAAAAGCAGAACCTTCAACGTTTATTACATCATCTACATCTAATGTTCCATCAATATCTACATTACCACTAAATGTTCCTGTAGTACCTGATATTGTTCCTCCTGTAACATTACCCGTCAGATTACCTGTAACATTACCTGTTACGTTTCCTTCTAAAGCAGCAATTAAAGTAGCTTGAGCATATCCTGTTCCACTTGTGTTTACTGTTGTAGTAGGTTCATCTTGTAAGTCTTTAAATAATCTATATTTGCCTGTTAGAGCTTCTCTAAACAGTCCTGAGTATAGTGTAGTACCTGAAGGAGTATATTTGCCATAAAACCCTATATCAACTGCATCTGTAGAAGTGTTATTGTTTGCCAAGTACAATTAAAGGGTCTTTGACTGTTAATGTATCTGTCCCGACAGTTGTGGTGCTTCCCTCTACTACTAAGTTTCCAATGATTGTTAGATTGCTACCTATTTTAGCATCTCCAAAAACGTGAAGATTTAATCCTGATTCAGGTGTTACTCCTATTCCTACTTGTGTTGTTGATATATATAATGGAGTAAGGTTTCCAAGTCCGTCTGTGATCTGTTTTGCTGTTGTTCCTATTGCATCATTGTCTATTGACTTTAATAACGCATCATAAGTATTTTTTATTTTCGTGCTTGTTAATGTAGCCATTATTGCTTTTTAAATAAGTTAATAATTTTTTTACGTTCCCCTCTTTAGGTTTGTAAATCTTTTTTATAATACCCATCCGTTAAATGTTGCATCTTTATCAGGATTTATGTCCTCATTTGTATTACTTGTATATTCAGGAAATAAGTTTTGATTGTTAGCCATATAATCTATAAATCTTCTTGTATAGTATTCTGCAAACTCTCTTTCTTTATTTACTAAATAATCTACTTCATTCTTAGATACTGTCTCACTATTTTCAGATGAGTGTTTAAATACTCCTCCATTCTTAACCTGGTAAGCTGCAAATGGTAAATAATCTACCATAGCAAAATGAATAAGCATAGGTTGGATATAAGTATTTACTAAACTTAGATAGTCACCTGTTAAAGTATCTGCTATAATATCACTACTGATCTTATTATATAAA